ATGGCTAAGAAAATCGCATTACTGGGCTTTTCTGCTCTTTTTGTTGCAAGTGTTGCTTTTGCTGAAACGACAAGTAACTGGGTTGAGGTTACTACAGCTGATGATGGCATTTTTTCAGCAAAAAAAGGCACATTTAGAAATGTAAAAGGTGATTCATCTGCCTTGTTCATGTATCAAACAAAAAATAAAAAAGTAGAGTACTACAAAGTTAGTATTAAAGATGCCGACTGTGATAGTGGATATGGGGAGATAAGATTCTTCTATATGGATGGGAAATTAGCTTTCAAAGGTGATTATGTTGCTGATGGGAACAGTGTTGGCGCAGGTATTGGTGATTTTATGTGTGGGGTCAGAATTGGACTTAACACACAAAAAAGTTAAATGAGGGGCATTTGTTAAAAAACAATAGCCCCACATTAGATCAATATTGGCTCCGGCATTTCTGGATAAAAGCTTCTATGCTACGGCGCTCATAGCGAACAACCTTAGCGCTGAACTTTACACGGGGCCAATGTAGACCGGTGTCGGTGTTCTGTATTCCATTTACATAATGTTTTTTGCGTAATTCCCAGCTTCTGGCATACCTCGCCCGGAGTGAGGAGATCATCAGGTTGCTCAGTCATGTTATGCCTCGCTGTTATCTGGGGTGATGATTAGCAGCTTCCAGATGGCTGAGACATACATAGCCTGATGTTTCGCATCGACTAGGGCATTATGCATGTCACCTTCAAACGGCATGTCCCGAGTTCTCCCTTTTCGCCGCTTTCGCGTCGCATATTCTCCAAACGGTATTTATCAATCATTACTGTTATCCTCGCAGTAGTAGTGCCGTCCCTCTGGGTCAGTAGATACATGTCCGCAGATATCGCATTCAATTCCAGGAAGCACCGATTCTGACTGCGCTTTGATATGCAGTCGCGGTTCACCGTCTTTCGGCTCTGGCCACTGGCGGTTTTTGTTAACCGCCAGCTTTTCTACCATCGCCAGGGTAATCTGCTTATCACTGATACCGGCACGACGTTGCGCATCCCATAACAGGAATTGCATGTCAGCCCATTCGCTCATCTCGTCTGGTTCCGCAGCAGCCTCGATAGCTTCTTTGGAAAGGTGCTTCAGCGGACCAACTGGACCGACATCGCCGAATGTTTCATCTGACCATGCTGCATGTTCACAGCGTACCTGCTCACGGGCTATCGACTCCAGAACCCCATCAATCACCTTCACTGCATCAGCCATTGCGTAGCCGAGATTACCGCCGTCGCTTTGTGCTGCTGCTTTGCTGAGTATTTCGCGTATCTGGTGCAAGCGATCGAGTGATACAGGACCGTGCGCCGGGTGGTTGTTAGTTGTCATGGGTTAGTCCTCTACCTTGTTTCCGCAATGCGGGCAGTAATTGAACTTATGGGCGAATCCAGGATGCGGAACGGCAAAGCGTTTGGTTTTCTCGTTCCAGTCAGCAATTACGATTTCAAAATTTACGACCGCATTAGCCCAGTCACTGGAAAGAACTGGCTGCGACCCAATCAGGCCGACAATACAGCGATTACATTTTTCCACTGACTCACCCCCCCTTCACGCCAATGCCAGCAGTAAATCGCGACGGTGACCAATCGCAATATGTGTTCGACTCCGTGTGTCCAAAAATTGCTTTACAACGATGGATATCGTGGCAATTACCACATGTTATGCCAGCCGGTAATCGCATCTTGTCGGGATCGGCTGGGTCATAATTCAACGCCAGTTTTTCGGTTGTCATGCTGGCATCCTCCCCACGATATCTATAACCCGACGCATAACCGCACTTCCCCGAAAATCTGCTGGTAACTCAATCAGAGGCTTACTCGAACCGTATGAGAATCGTTGGAGATCGAAATCAATTACAGCCTTTTGGTCCCTGAACAAACCTAGACGACCGTAACGAATGAGTTCGCCGCGTTCGGCTGCTACGCGGAAATACTTCTCAGCAGTCTGACGATGCAGCGACAACATCTGTGATGCCTCGCTAACGGTTAAGCGTCCACGGATTTTCACCTCTTCGATGATCACCCGGATAAGTGCCGCCTGCTCTTCTGGTGTATTTGGTCTTGGCATGCTGATCATCTCCGGGCCATACGCAGACATTCATTACGTTGCTGCGCTATACGTGACACTTCAGCTGAACTACGGGCAATGTCTAACATGTCGGTATATACCTTTGCCGCACGCCGCCAGAGTCCTCTGGACTTCAGGTCTTTCGCCATTTTCTCCGCTAATTGCGTTTCAACCGGATCGCTTTTCTCTTCCATGAAGGGCAGTTTTACGTCAGGTAATTCTGCATCCGGAGCGATGTTATAAACATACTGAGTTCCGTTGTGAGTGCCCAGGACTGTGCCACTGACAGTCAGCGCGCGCAGAAACTTACCAGCGGTACCGGATGGAATATCCAGTGCTTCACATACGTCACGTAATACGCAGTTCGGGGTATGGCGCACCACTATCGCTACCCGGTCTTTCTGAGAGATTTCTATGGTCATTGGTCAATACTCGTTTTAGTTAATTAAACCTGCCGCCTTGCGGCGTTTGTATTCTTCCATCAGTATTTGCGCTGGCGTTGGTCCCGCCGGATGGTGCGGCGCCGCCAGTTGACGTCGAATTGGTGGCACACTTAGTCCGTTACCAACATGCTTTGACCACTTCGTAAGTAACTTTTCCGCCAGTCGTTTCAGTTCCCCCTCTGTCATTTGTCGTTCAACGCCCGTTCTGCGCATTTCGATGCAGATGTGATACAGCACGGGCTGAGGCCATGGATATTTATCGCTTCCTGAATACCGATATGACTCATTGCGCCAGCGCCGGTATTCCGTCATAACCTGCTCCGATGTCAGTCCGAATGGATTCGCTCCACTCACTGAAACCAGAGAAACAAACTCAGCCAGGTCAGGCGGCCATGTATTTCCCATCGCACAGCGCTCCATGCACTGCTGACAGACCAGCCGAATTTGAGGTTCAGTCATCGAACCTATCTGGGCTATCCAGATAGGCGAAGGCTCCGCCCCGTTCTTCTGGGTCCATCGGTTCGAATACACCTCCCCCATGACCTGCCACAGTCGCCAGGCTGTTTCCGTCGCCATCAAGTCCATTCCTGCGGCGCCACTCTGCGTGTGCTGACTGAATTTGCTGAACTGCCCGGGATGCTGTTGGTTCGGATCCTGCTCCCACATGACTGTTACCTCCGGTTTCTGGTTTTACCTGCGTTCTCACCCGGGCTACATGTCGGGCAAATTTTTGTTCCCACTGGATTTGTGTAAAAACTTTCCCTTCCGACTCCCAATACGCGGTGAATTCTGCGAGTTCAGTCAGAAGGTAATCTGGTTCAGGCAGGGGGATACCCCACGATGCAGCGCGCTGTCGGAAGTCTCTGGAGGGAAGCCAGCTATCTGTCATGCTGAATTTCCCGATCGGTTCATCAACACCGTCCAGGTATCGGGGCATGACCGGGGATGGCAGTTCATCCCCATTCGGATTTTTCATCGCGCCCGCGTTAAGAGAGGGGTTTAAGATCTGTTTACTGCTAACTGCTTTCTGGATACCTGATGGCAAAGGTTTAGCCAAAGACTTAGCCTTATCCTTAGGCAAAGCGAAAGCCTTATCAAAAGCCGTCCCCATAGCGTCAGAAACCCCGTAGCAGGCGGCTTTGAGAGCTTCATATGCTTTATCTTTCAGTGAACATTCAGGCAGTAATTCAAACGATCTTGCCCATGATTTGATCACGTTCACTGATGCTGGAGGGTTATGTTTCACCGCGTTAGGCAACCAAAAAACTCTGGCTTTAAGGTCGGCTTCCACCATACCTAACGCTATGGCTTCGCCTAAGGCTAAGTCGAAGGCTTCGACTTCCCAGTTTAATTCTTCGGCCATAGCCGCCCTTCCCGCCTTATACAGCCCGGGTATAATCCCCGTGAATGGGCCTGTAAGCAGGTAAATAAACAGACTCTGCCCACTTGGCGGGAGTGGTGATAAGGCTCGAAATTTAGGATCATCCCACATGGTGATCTTCACCTTACGGTAAGGCTCGTTACTAGCCTTACTCTTAGGCATGGCCTTAGCCAAAGGATTAGGCATACTTCACCCCGCGAGTTGCAGTAATAATGGTCATTGGTCAAAACTCGATTAAAACAATTGCGGCGCTACGGCGCTTATGCTCGCCAGTAGTGGTCCCGCCGCATCAGCAGGTAACATGTTGAATAATGCGATTGCCGCCTCACGAATTTCCTTCTCGAGCTTTTGTAATGGCGCGCCAATTAATTTCGCATGGTGTGCCTCACTGCATTCTTTGATAGCGTTCGCCACCAGCTCTGCTTCTGTGCTCGCATTACTTAATCCGTGCTTTCTGGCAATCTGAACTGGCATAGCAGCAATAATTGAACCTGACAGTTGCATAACGTAAGCCGTGTACTTTTCCGAACCGCCCTCGTTTTTCAGATATCGGAATAAATTCTGTTTATTAACAGCAATTCCGCGGCCATCTACTTTGGCCCACTCTTTAGCCACCAGCTGAGCGATCCGTTCCTGTGCCTGTCCTGGTAATGTCGATTCCCATTCACGAACGGCAACCCAGATTTTTTTGCACTTCATCCAATCCCGGCGACAAACAGAAAACTGATTTTTTGTTTTCTGAGTTCTCACCATCGTCGGGGTATAGTTTTTAAAAGAGATGGTTTGCATGGTCACTCCTTAGGTAATCCATCCGTTGGATTTGGGTATAAGTCGGGTCTAAGTTCGTGGGGGGTAACCCCTGTAGCGCTAAAGACTTGAAGTACCCGTGACGAAGGAACAGTACCTTTTGCTTTCCACTGACTTACTGCCATTCCGCTTACACCAATCGTGCAAGCTAATTTATTGGCCGAGCCAGCTAGTCGAATTGCGTTATCAATGGCTGTCATAACTATCTCCTTTTTAAATTGGGAGTAATAAACCATAGGTTTACATCAATTGCAAACTTTAAATTTATTGTGACTATAAACCAAACATTTACAATGGGTGTATGAAAAACACTGACGACCTCAATAACCAACTGGTAGCCCGCTTAGAAGAAATTACTCAAAGAGGGATCAGCAAAGCTGATATGGCTCGCATTGCAGGAGTTACGCCTCAAGCTGTGAATGGGTGGTTTAAGAAGGGAGTTATCAGTAAGAAGTCCGCCATAGCTATTGCGGAAGCCGCCAACGTGTCCGTTACTTGGTTGTTAGGTGAGAAAGTATCAGAAGATTCAGGTCTCAAGCCTAACGAGAGCAAAATGCTTAACTTATTTAGGCAGCTACCAGAGGCAGAGCAAGAGCGAATGATCGATACCTTTGCACTGCGGTTAAAGGAAATTGATGATTACGTTGAGAAATATCTTCGTGGTCGTTTTAAGGCTAACGATGTGAACTAAGAGTTTATTCCCATCCATTGAAACCGGCGTTTGCCGGTTTTTTTTCGCCCTTTTGTCAGAACCTCCCTCCCCTTAGTTTTTCACGACTGATAAAGCAAATGTTTGCCTCCACATCAATTGATGATTGACACAAATATTAAACCAATGATTTAATCATTCTATCGAAAACGTCATCGAGGCAGGACGCCCACGAAGTAGCTGCCGGCGGCATACGAATCACCGGATGAGATGACAAGTATTAACACGCAGCAGGTTCAACGTTCCGCCAGCCTGGCGACAAGGGCAACGCAAGAGGATAAATCCATGATCGATTTCGCACGTAAACCAGTGCGGTGTCAGGCCGTACATCTAAATCGCATTGAAGTAATCATTCGACTGATTTGCTACACGCTTGCCCAGAAGGGCGACCCGTCTGCCGACCAACAGACTGCAGTTCGTTCTTAACGAGTTTGACCAATGGCTGTTGCCAGCCTCATGCCCGGTGCACAGGGCATTGTGATGGTAATACCACCATCGTAACCAAACAGGAGACGAAGACCTGTTCTGGTTAAATTGGAAAAGTGTTCTTTGCCCGTCCCGTGGCGGGCTTTTTTCCGGAGGTTTTTATGTCAGCTAACGATCTGGCATTGCGCTTCAGCAGCGCACCAGCCGAGGCATTAATCGGGGTTTTGCCTGTTCTGGAAGTAAAAGAAGCATTACGTGAAGAAGTTGAAAGTGATGTGATGGATGAAGTCTGGACTGAGCACAACTTTGAAATGGAAGCGATGGGTGAACAAGTTGATGAAACAGCCAGGCTCGCTCGTAAGTTTGAATGTGCGGCTGAAGCTCTTGGAACGGCGATCAAACTTGCTCTGACTCTTCCACATAATGAGGCTATGCAGGTTCTGAATGACGCCTTAAACGATAACCCGGGATACGGTCGCGAACCGGCAAAGGATGCGTGATGGAGTTTGGAATGAAACGTGTAGTGGCTTCTGTTCAGGTCGTTGCCATCCTCCACAGGATTTACAACGGCAGTCCGGTTTCCATCGCATCTATCAGTAAAGAATCAAAGCTGTCTGTGTCTTACCTCGAGCAGATTTTCTCGAAGCTGCGCAGCAGTGAAATCGTCACCAGCCAGCGTGGCGCTGGTGGCGGGTACCACCTTAGCAAAGCAAACCCCAGCGTGGCTGACGTCGTTCGCGCCGTTACTCACACGCCTGATTCATTTGAGCCCGTGCTGAATGCTCTGGAGTGGGTCCCCGTCGCACAACTGGCGCAGGGAAAATCCCCTACCCCATAAAGCACAAAACCCGCGCAAGGCGGGTTAAGTACCCGGTCAGCCGACCAAAGCTTTCCGGAACGAGTTTTGACCAATAACCACTACCTTAGGCGGCGATCATCAGCTGCCGGGTATCTTACAATCCTATGGAGCCCGAACGCAATGTTAACGTATGCGTATCTTATTAAAGCCAAAGCGAAAGCAACTGAGGCAAAAAACCTGTTTTGCTGGTTCTCTGCGAAATCAGATTCCCGTGCAGAACGCGAAATCCTCAATATTCTCGAAGACAACGATATTGCCGTCGGTCGTGGCGCCGACTATCAATTACCTGTCCGCACCAACTGGTTTGTTGTTGACGATCTTCCTGAGGAAAGCACACTTGATGACACATGGTGCGATCGTTACGAACTGGCAGAAGATCAGCAAACGTGGCAACTGAAACAGAAGCTTGATCATGAGAATCAGGAGACTTCCTGCCAGCAAAAACCTGAAACTACCAGTGCCAATGTACCCACCAGCGATGCACCAACGTTGCTCCGCCCCATATCTCGCCTGCGCCTGTCTCAGCGACTGATTGCGCACCTGGTCAATGACACTGAAGAGAAGGAAATCAGTGAAGCGCAGCACATCCAGATCGGACAAATGGTACTGGACGAAAATGATCTCTATGTACAAAACCTGTTACTGGCCGTTGCGAATGTGCCGGCGGTGAAAGAGCTTTCTGCTCATGTTGAGTGGAAGCTGGCAAATGCAATAAAAGAAGTTTTTGACCGTGAGCAGGTCTATACCGTTGCTTCATTTGAGCAATTTATTACCGAATGGATTGAAGAACCAGAAAAGCGAGCTCTTACCGTTCAGGAGTGGGTTAATCAAAAGAAAGCAGGAGTTGCGGGTGATGAACATACCACTCCACCTGTAACGCCTGAACTCATTACCGTTGCCACTCTCCCGCTACGCCAGCGCCTTTTGGCTCAGTTTATTTCTGATGAATATGCTTACCATATTGATACTGAGCAGAAGAAAACCATTCAGGAACTCGAGCTGGATGTGGATAACAGCTATGTGCAGAATCTGCTGCTTGCCGCCGAGAATGTAGAACCATTCAGGAAGGCGCCAGAGATCGATATCTGGAAGATTGTCAGCGCGCTGAAAACCATTTTTCCGGTTGATGGAAAACGAGTTGAACTGGTCACCGTCATTCAGTTCTTTAAGGCCTGGTTCAACACTGAGTACATTGACCGTGGGCTGCTGGTTAAAGAGTGGTGTAAGGGCAATCGTGTGTCGCAGATTCAGCACACTGACTCCGGAACCAACGCTGGTGGAGGCAATAAGACCGATCGCAACCCGCAACTTGTCCACACGCTGGATACTCTGGACATTGATATTGCGCTGGCCACACTTCCAATGGATTTCAACATCTACGATATTCCTGGTGGCGTTTTCCGTCGTGCAAAAGAGATCATTTCTAAAAACGAAAGCCCTTTCAAAGAGTGGTCCGCCGCCCTGCGCAAACGCGCTGGCATCCTGGATTATTCCCGCGCCGCTATTTTCGCGCTTATTCGTAGTGCAGAAGAAAACACTCACCATTTCCCGGAACTGCTGAGCCGTTACATCAACAAAAACCTGACTGAAACCGACCACCAGCACCCAACTGAAGAAACCCTGGCGGCAGCCGGTCACGTACCAGAAAAAAGCTGGGAAAACGAGATTAAAGAGAAGTCCACAGCTGAACAGAAGGCAGTAACCGAGCAACCAGAAATCGCCAACATGGGCAACGGTGTTTTCTCCATTGATGGCCTGATGGGTAACCAGCCGGCGCCAGCGCTTTCTGTCGTAGACCAGGTACGCCAGCGCGCGGTCGAAGAAAAATTACATCAAGCCAATACCGAGGAAACCACCAGCGATGTGCAGATGGAAAAAACTGACAACAGCGAAATCAAAGCCAATCCTGATGTGCCTCAGGGCGAAGCAGCAGCTTTGCCAGTTGAAAGCACGGATGCAACTGGTGAGCCTCAAGCTTCCCTGAATAATGAACCCGTTCACCATATAGATACGGATCACCTGCACGCTTTTTATACTCACCTGATGGTTGATTTGGAAACTATGGGTAGCGGTCCTGATGCACCAATAGTCTCTATCGGCGCCGTATATTTTGATCCTTCAACTGGTAACACTGGTGCCGAATTTTACCAGGTTGTCAGTCTTGAATCATCGATGTCGTTTGGCATGAAACCGGATGCGTCAACAATTCAGTGGTGGTTGAAACAATCATCTGAAGCCCGCTCTGCAATTCTTGTTGATGAGGCCATGGGGCTGCGTGAAACCCTTGAACTACTGGCTGACTTTATTGCTGAAAATGCTGCTAACGGTAGTCACACCGTTCAGTTGTGGGGTAATGGATGCTCGTTTGATAACGTTATTCTCCGCCGCGCATATGCATTAACAGAGACTCCCTTCGCTGTTCCGTTCTGGAATGACAGGGACGTAAGGACCATGGTTGAACTGGGTAAATCTGTCGGTATCAACCCGCGCTTCGACATCCCGTTTGAAGGCGACATGCACAATGCGCTTTCTGACGCCCGGCATCAGGTCAAATACGTATCTGCAATCTGGCAGCGCCTGACAAAAAACTGATTTTAGGTTTTCACTTACAGCCAGCTGCAGCATGTACTGTTGTGGCTGGCGGCATCGGAGTTATGTATGTCGCAACTCATTTTCAGCGAAGAGTGGATGGTTGAAGCGCGACTAACAGAAAAGACCGGCTTGTCGGAAAGACAAATTAAAAGTTATCGGTTGAATTTGTGGATCGAAGGCGTGCATTTCAAACATCTGACAGCTCTCGGGGAAACTGACAATTCTAAAGGTCTGCTTTGGTACAACTATCCAAAGATTAACCAATTAGTACAGGATGCATGATGGACTTCCCAACCGGCGTTGAGCTGCATAATGGAAAAATACGGATCACATTTACCTATCGCGGCAAACGTTGCCGCGAAGTCCTTCGCGGCTGGACGGTGAACAGCAGCAACATCAAAAAAGCTGGAAATCTTCGTGCGCTCATAACAAGTGAAATACAGCTCGGTAAGTTCGACTATGCGGAACGTTTCCCGGAATCCAAAGCGCTTAAGAAGTTCATCACAACCAAAAAAATTACCACGTTTAAAGAACTAAGTGATTTTTTTACAGACACCAAAGCCTTAGAGGTATCTGGTGCAACACTGCTATCGCTTACTTCGGTCGTAAATACGTTACTGCGTGTAGTCGGAGAAAATACCCGTCTGGTAGATATTGAGCATGCCGATATTTTGCATTACCGAAAGGAGTTATTGACCGGGACAATTATTAACCCGGCAATGCCGAATCTGACCAGGCAGGGCCGCGCGCCCTCAACAGTCAATAAACAGATGGCAGTTTTATCAGAAATGCTTAAGCTCGCAAACCGAAGCCAGTTTATATTGCATGCTCCTTATGAAGGAGTGTCGCGACTCAAGTTATCTAAAAATGATCCCGACCCACTTTTACTTCATGAGTACCAGGCTCTGATAGCCGCCCTTCCCCGTAGCCAGGCATTAATCATTATTGTTGCCGTACATACGGGGATGAGGCCGGGCGAGATATGCGCCCTGGCATGGGAAGACATTGATTTGGTAAAAGGTGAAATCCACGTATCCAGAAGTTTGACGAATAAGCGAGTATTTGTACCCCCTAAGACAGATGCCGGAATAAGGACGATAACGTTGCTTAAACCTGCTCTGGATGCACTGAAGGAACAATACGAAGTCACCGGCGCTAATCCGAAGCAAGAAATTCGATTTCACCATCGGGAGATCGGAAAAACTGAGCAGCAATCTCTTCGCTTCGTTTTTTCACCGACAGCATATTCGTCAAAAAAAGGCAGTTACTTCTCCAAGAACTCGATTGCCTATGGCTGGAAGCGAGGCACTAAACTTGCCAATATCCGCGAAAGGAATCCTTATCAGTCACGGCATACCTACGCATGCTGGACGTTGATGGCCGGAGCGAATCCGTCATTCATAGCGAGTCAGATGGGACATGAAGATGCGCGAATGGTGTACGAGGTTTACTCCAAGTGGATTGGCGACATGAACCAGGATCAGGTCAACATGCTGAACAATCAGATGCCAACGGCATTGCCCCCAGGACGCCCCCACGGGCAGGGGAGCATGAGAAAAGTTATTTAA